GCTTCACGACAAAATGTACTATGGGTATTGTTATTTTATGCCTCAGTTAGGTTCTGACACAATAAAAATATCTGCTGTTCCTAACAATGTTTGTACAGGGACGAATACTCAATTAGGTTTGAATTTATTGACTATATCTTTAGCAAAAAGAGCATAATGCAAGCAATTTTAAAGAACATAATAGAAAGTTTTTATAAAAAAAATAGTGGTTTTAGTGCTAGGAAGCTAAGTGCGTTTCAAGGCGTTGGAGTTGCTACTATTGCAAGCATTTCAGGAATATTTTATACTATTCATTTTCAGCACCCTGAATTGATTAAGTTTATAATTATTGTTTGGCTATTGTTTGCTTTATTGTGTTTGGGTCTTGTAACCATACCTGAATTAATAAAATTTTTAAATTCTAAAAATGATAGCAATATTCCACAATAGGTTAGTAGTTACAGCAAGGGGGAGTGAGGATTTGTTTAGGATGTCGGATTTGCTTGCTAATTTATCTGAATTTCCAGATATGACATTATCAGACATAATATATTTAGTGGAAGAATTAGAGTTAAACTATGGATTTTATGACAAAACAGAACTTGTAACTCATAATAAAATATTAAATCAATAGATATGTTGTCATTAATAAATAAATTATTTTTGATGTTTTTTAAATTAATGATTAGTTTGCCACTATTAGTTTGGTCTTTATTTACTAAGAATCATGAAAGCGAGGTTTATGAGTTTATGAAAGACAACGGATTGGATTTTTTCTTTGATTTTATAAGTGGTGGTTTTATGTTTGTTATAGGATATATAAATATATCAGGGATGCATATTGATCTTCATGGTATTTTTGAAACTATATTCTTTTATGTAAGTGGTTCTTCTGCTACTATATGGGCGTTATTTAGGCTTAAATTAGCGTATTTAGACCATAAGATAAAAAGTAAGCAATTAAAGGATTTAGAGAAAGATAACAACTTAAAAGACTTAATGATAAAAGATTTTGAAAACAATATGAATCAAGTAATTGAGTTTAAGAAAAAACTAAAAGACAATTAGTATGAGAATTACTAAAGGCAGTCAAAACTTAATCAATCTTATAGCAAAATTTGAGGGTCTTAAATTAGAGGCTTATAAATGCCCGGCGGGAATAGCTACAATTGGTTATGGAAGTACTTATTACTCAGATGGTAGTAGAGTAAAAATGGGCGATAAGATTACTAAGGAGCAGGCTGTACGACTACTTTATGATACATTAGGAACGTATGAAAAGTTTGTAGATGCAAATACAAGGGATGATATTAGTCAAAATCAGTTTGATGCGCTTGTAGATTTTGCCTATAATTGTGGGAACGGGAACTTAAAAAATAGCACGTTACTAAAAAAGGTAAATGCAAATCCAAACGACGCAACTATTTCCGCAGAGTTTATGAAGTGGACGAGAGCCAATGGTAAGGTTTTAAAAGGTCTTGTAAATAGACGAGTTGCTGAAGTGGAACTATACTTTAAAAAATAAACAATGAAATTTAAACCTCAAATATTGTGGCTACTTACTATTCCTTTGTTTTTTAGTACGTCTGTTTTAGCAGTAGCAGATTCATATTCAAACAAAATAGATTTTAACATAGTGTCTATTTTATTTGGCATTTTAGGTTTTATTTTGGTTTATTTTATAGCAAAAACATTTCCTAAGTACTTTTTTTATTCACTTTTTTTGTTGATAATATCGGGATGTTGTCCTAAAATTACTACAACTATTACTGAAACTAATACTATTCACGATACTACTACTATTGAAACAAAAGTTAAAGTATTTGATACAATAATTGAAATGGACACGCTCACTCAGGTAATTCAGTTGGAGTGCGATAGTGCGGGCAAAGTACAAATAGTAGATAATAAAGTAGCCAAAGGGAAACGTAGCGAAGTAAAAACGAAACTTGTAAATAATACGCTCACTAATACGTTTATTTGCGATTCTTTGCATATAGTAAATAAATACTTGGATAGCCTTGTAAGGTCTTATAGGCTTGAAAAAAAAGAGAAAACAACTATAAATAATATAGTAGAATATCGTATGCCTTTTTGGGGCTGGATATTAATAGGCTCGGCTCTCAGCTTTGCTTTTTACTCTCGGTTTAAATAATTAAAATAAATTTTTTAAAAAAAATATTTTGTATTTAGTTAAAAACGCTATATATTTGCGTCAGTTTTTGTATTTGTTTGTAAATAATATTTGTTAGTGTAATTAGCCTTCGATGAGAATCGGGGGCTTTTTAAAAAAAAATAAAAAAAATTTGCATTTTTAAAAAAAACTATTATTTTTGCATTATGATTTATCGACTTCCAGCTTGATAGATTGTTTGTATTGCAAAATCTTACATAGATATATTTTGTAAAAAACACGCCAAGTTTATCGAGCTGGAACTAATGGAAAAGAACATTAGGTCGATAATCTGAAGCGTGTTTTTTTCTTTTTACTCTGTTCTCAATGTCTAAGAGTTAAAACAAAAAGACGATAATTAAAGAATCTTCTCGCTTCCTAAGAAACTATTCAGTTTAATATTTTTGCTTCTTATATGCTCTCCTTAGCAGGAACATATACTGTTGAAATGCCGAAAGGTAAAAAAAATATTAATCCATAGATTGAGGTGTCGTAGCCGAACGACTTAAAAAAAGAACGGATTTGTATTTATACAAATTAGTATAACAGGCTTCTTGGAATAGTATCTTTATTCGTTGGTTTAATGGAAAGCCAATTGCTGTTGTCATCCTAATTTCAACAGTATAAAGCTATCGGTGTGTCCATAAAAAAAATATTGCATTAAAACAAAAAGTTTATTATTTTTGTCAAAAATTAAATTATATCATATATGAAAGTAACTCAAGAAGAATTAACAAAAATTCAAGAATCTCAGAAACAATTAACCTCTTATAAAATTAGAATAGGTGAGTTGGAGTATGAAAAACAAATTTATTTAGAAAAAATATTAGACCTTAAAAAAGACTTTACGGAGTTTGAAAAGGTTTTAATTGAAACATACGGTAAAGATTCTGTGATTGATATGAACACAGGAGAAGTAACTCAAAAATCAAACTAAAAAAAATGAAAATAGCAAATTACCCATCGTCTAGTCCTGTAACTCTTTCTTCAAAAGTAATTGGAACAAATGTTTCTAGTAGCAACGAAACAGAGAACTTTGTATTGTCTGACATTCAAACTTTATTTCAAAACAATATAGGTACACTCCAAGCGGTGCTAAATGAGGGAAATACTGCTACTCAAAGTATAAATCTGACAGGGTCTATTTCTTTAACAGGGAACATTGTAGGAGTGGGGGATTTGCAAAGGGCAAATGGTGAATTTTCGGGGGATGTAGAAATACAAGGTACAATAATAGACTCTTTTAATAGCGGAGGGGTTAGTGGTGCAAAACTTGTTTCTACAGGTGGAGGTATTAAATGGACGGGTATAGAGTATTTCTTTGCATTAAATACAGCAACGGTTGGTGGGCTTGGAATAGAAGATTTAACATACGACCAAGTTCCTGACGCTTCTCCAAATATTATACTTGATCCAATGGACAATGCAACAATTGAGTTTGTAGTTCCTGGCATTTATAGTTTAGATTTGATGATTAATGTTTATAATGACGATGTTGTAAATGGTAATTACTTTAGACTATGGATTGAAAAAAATAATGCTTTAGTGGCTTATTCTAAGTTTGAAAACACATACGCTTCTGATGCAAAAAGTCAATTATTTAATTATAGTTGGTTATTAAGAATAGTAAATCCATCTGAAAAAATAAAAATCAAATGGTATTCAAGCAGTACAAATTTATATTTATATAGCAAAAGTGGTGTTCCTAGTATTGAGCCTAATGGAGCTTCTGTTGCTTTAAAAATTACTCAAGTTTGATAAGAAAATTATCTATAGGACTAGATTTAAAAAATAATGCGATGCACTATATCGTAGGTCAGTCTGTTTTAGAAAATGAGTACAAAATTCACTTAATTAAAGATACAGAAAAAGGCGTAGAAATCTACGTTATTAACGAAAAAAGTGAGATAATGTTATGGAAAGATTTTAACAATCATGTAGCCATGACAAAAGAATACATAACTAATTATTAATGAAGTCTCCATTTTATTTTATTTGTGAGCCTATAGGTGGGCATAGATATTCCAATGTTAAAAACATAGGTGGAATTGAATTTATTGTAAATACTTCAGAAGAAGACCATAAATATTCAAACAGACAAGCAAAGGTCATATCTACTCCTTTGTGGTATAAAGGCGATATTTCAGAAGGAGATACGCTTCTTGTGCATCATAATACGTTTAAATACTATAATGACATGAAGGGAAATAAAAAGAGCGGTAAAAGCTTTTTTAGGGACAATGTGTTTTTAATTGAGCCAGACCAATTCTTTTTATATAAAAAGGGAGAAGATTGGATAGCCTACGATAAATATTGTTTTGTTAAGCCGATTCCAAAAAAAGAATCTTATCTTTATAAAAACATTATAAACGAGCCATTGATGGGCGAGATGATTTACCCAAACGATTATTTGATTAAGAATGGAGTATCAAAAGGGGACATAGTAAGTTTCACTCCTGAAAGCGAATATGAGTTTGAGGTAGACGGACAGGTTTTATATAGAATATTTGACCATCAAATAACAGCTATTATATAAATGTTTTATTTTCAAAAAGAATATGAAAACAATTAAGCAACAAATCATAGACGCAGGGTACAAGGCTATTAATGAACTTATTAAAGTAGCCGAATCTCCTATTTTTAATAACGGAGAAGCAGACGAATTTGAAATTGCTAAGAACGATTTAACTGCCGATAGATTAAAAAATGCTGCTGCTGCTAAAAAATTAGCGATATTTGACGCATTAGAGATACTTTCACGAATAAACGCTGAGAACGAAAATGAGTCTGAAAAAATTACAACAGGACAGAGAGGATTTGCAGAATCATTCGCAAAGTAATCTTTATGTAGTACTTGATAAGTATGTCAACACAAATACTTTAAATAGGCGCAACGAAAAGAAAAAGTGGGCTTATGGTTACGACCCTGAATATGATATGGTTGTAATTTCCAAGACAGGTCGTATAGGCGAAATAGTATCAATAAATGGGCTTGTTATTGCCCTTCCAGAGGAGCCTTCCGAAGACAAAATCAAAAACAGAAGTAATGTTAAAAAAGACCAATATTGGGAAAGGGAGTTAGTTCCAAAAGAATTACAAAAAATAAGGTCTATTTTTGAATGGGACGAGTATTCTAATGAGTTTAAAAATAGTCATATTTCTTATATAAATGATCAATTTGACTACAGAGAGAATGGGTATTGGTTTTATTCCAATGGTAAGCCTACTTATATTACGGGTTCACATTGGTTTTATTTGCAATGGGCTTGTATAGATGTTGGTTATCCAGACTATAGAGAAGCAAACAGAATATTTTTTATTTTTTGGGAGGCTTGCAAGGCAGACAATAGATGTTTTGGAATGGCTTATGTTAAAATTCGTAGGTCTGGATTTTCATTTATGGAGTCTTCAGAGTGTATCAATGTGGCTACTTCTACTAAAAAAGCAAGGGTAGGCATATTGAGTAAGACAGGGGATGACGCTAAGAAGATGTTTACTTTAAAAGTTGTTCCTATAAATACTAAGCTTCCGTTCTTCTTTAAGCCAATTATGGATGGTATGGACAAGCCTAAGAGTGAGTTACTATATCAAGTTCCTGCAACACGATTAAGCAAAAAGAAGCTTGGGGAAAGGGCAGATTCTAAAGAATACGAGGGTATGGACTCAAGTATTGACTGGAAAAATACCGACAATAACGCTTATGATGGGGAAAAACTAACATTTTTAGCACACGATGAGTCTTCTAAATGGCTAAGACCAAATAACATTGAAGAGAATTGGCGTGTAACAAAAACTTGTTTGCGGTTGGGTAGTAGAATTATTGGCAAGTGTATGATGGGTTCTACTGTAAATGCTATGAAGAATGGAGGTTCTAATTATAAGAAACTAATAAACGATTCCAATATTTTAAATAGAAATGACAACGGTCAAACTAAAAGCGGACTTTATGCTTTATTTATACCTATGGAGTGGAATATGGAGGGGTTTATAGATAGATATGGGATGCCTGTTTTTAGAGCGCCAAAGGAGCCAATAATAGGAATAAATGGCGAAACAATTAAGATAGGGGCGATAGACTATTGGGAGGGGGAGGTAAACTCTCTTAAAAATGATAGTGAAGCATTAAATGAATATTATCGTCAGTTTCCAAGAACATTGGCTCATGCGTTTAGAGATGAGTCGCAGAGTTCTTTATTTAACTTGACTAAAATTTATCAACAAATAGACTACAATGACTCTTTAATAACTAGCCATCATTTAACAAGGGGCAACTTTATGTGGAAAGATGGAATAAAGGACACTAAAGTAATATGGAGTCCTGATAAAAAGGGTAGATTTTTGATTAATTGGATGCCTCCACCTGAACTTCAAAACAAAATTGTTGAAAGAGGTGGACAAAAATATCCACTATTAGAGCATATTGGCGCTTTTGGGTGTGACCCTTATGACATTTCTGCGGTGGTAGATGGTAGGGGGTCAAATGGTTCATTACATGGGCTAACCAAGTTTCACATGGAGTCTAAAGCGCCTACTAATACGTTTTTTTTAGAGTATATATGCAGACCTCAAATGGCTGAAATATTCTTTGAGGATGTTCTTATGGCTTGTGTATTCTATGGTATGCCGATATTAATAGAGAACAATAAGACAAGATTATTGTATCACTTTAAAAATAGAGGGTATAGACCATTTTCATTAAATAGACCAGATAAACATGGGGCGTCGTTATCAAAAACCGAAAGAGAATTAGGTGGTATTCCAAACAGTTCAACAGATGTAATACAAGCTCATGCCTCTGCAATAGAGATGTACATAGAAAAATATGTAGGGTACGATACTACAGGGGTTTATAGAGATACGACTGAAATTGGGTCTATGTTATTTAATAATACTTTAGCAGATTGGGCAGTTTTTGACATTACGGATAGGTCAAAACATGACGCTTCAATAAGTAGTGGGTTAGCAATTATGGCAAATAATAAACAATTATATCAACCTGAACGTAAAGAATCAAAAATTTGTATTAAATTTGCACAATATGAAAATTTTGGTTATCAAAGCGAACTTAGATGAAAGAAAAAGATATTAAAATTAGCATTGTTACAGCGTCTTTTCCAAATCAGATGGCTACCGATGCAGAGAAAGAAAGTCCTGAGTATGGACTTCAAGTTGGCAACGCCATACAATACGAGTGGATGCGTAAGGATGGGCAAGGTTGCAGATTTTATAATCAATGGGGCGACTTCCATAGATTAAGATTATATGCAAGAGGGGAGCAACCTGTTCAAAAATACAAGAATGAGCTTGCTATTAATGGGGACTTGTCTTATCTTAACTTAGATTGGACTCCCGTTCCTATTATGTCTAAATTTATAGACGTTGTAGTAAATGGGATGTGCGAAAGAATGTTTAAAGTAAAGGCTTACTCTCAAGACGCTTTAAGTCAAGAACAAAGGTCTAAGTTCCAAGATATAATAGAAGGGCAAATGTTATCTAAAGGTCTTCTTTTAAATATTCAAGAACAAACAGGAGTAAATCCTTTTGTTGTTAATCCTGATGAATTGCCAAGCACAGATGAGGAGTTGCAATTATACATGAATTTAAAATATAAGCCTTCAATAGAAATAGCCGAAGAAACAGCAATAGAAACCGTATTTGATGAAAACCACTTCCAAGATACTCAAAAAAGAATTGCTTATGATATTGCAACTATAGGAATAGGTTTTGGTAAGCATGAATTTTTATTAGGCTCTGGCGTAGAGATTTCTTATGTAGATCCTGCAAACTTAGTTTATTCATATACCGAAGACCCTTACTTTAAAGATTGTTTTTATTTTGGTGAGGTTAAGACTATATCTATTACTGAATTAAAAAAGATTAAGCCTGATATTTCTAAAGAAGAATTAGAAATTATTTCTCAATATGGAGCAGCATGGTTTGATTATTACAATTTAGCTCAATACTATAACAATAGTATGTTTGGTCAAGACGTTACTACTTTATTATATTATAATTATAAAACTACAAAGAAAGTAGTATATAAGAAAAAAATAGGGGAGTATGGGACTAAGATGATTCAAAAGGACGATAGTTTTAATCCTCCTGACGAAGTAATG